GTCGCTCAGGTCGCCCGTGGTGCTCCATGCGTCCGTGCCGACAGTGGCGCTCACGCCGTCCGTGGTTGCCGCGTCGGTGTACGCCACGAGCTTCTCAATCTCGACATGCCCACTCGCGTCCACCGTCAGCACGTCCTGCGTGCCGTCCGGCAGGCTGCACAGCTCCTCGCCCTTCAGGTCGATGTGGCTCACCGATTCGCGGTAGGGTTCGTATTCGGTGGCTTCGGTGCCGAGTTCTACCTGGACGTTCTTTATGTCGATGGCTCCTGCTTTCACGTATCCGAAACGCATGCCGACTGCCAGCTTCTCGGACGTGACGGTGAACTCCCAATGTGACCATTGACCGCGCTCGCGGGCATATTGGATTGCGGAATCAGTGCCATCGGAATACTTGATTGAAACAGTAGGGCCGTTCGAAGTCGAATCCGCTCGTCCATCCGAAAACATATAGTCGAACGAAATCGTTACCGCTCCAGTCGTTGGTGCAATCGGTAAGACACCTGCGGCGTACAGGTTTTGAATAGTGCCTGAGTAAACACCGTCGCTTTCAGTCCAACTTGACGCTCGCAACAGATTCGAACTATCGAAAATGTTCTTTCCCGTACATATAACTGCCACAGAGCCATAAGGTACGTATGGCGAATAAACATCACCCTCCACTAGCATCGGACGAGCATATTCGAGAACGTGTTCATATTCATTTTGATTCATGTAGACATTCAAATACAGAAGACCATCTGCCTTTGTCGTGACGGTACCGTTCTTAATACCCGCACCTTTATGCGAGATACTCTTCCAATCGTTATTCGTGGGGCTGGTAGAGATAAGTGCATACCCGCCGTTGTTCGGGTTTCCGCCGACCTTATACGTCGTACTAATCGTATATTTGGTGTTCGGCTTCAACGGAATGGATATGTTCCTGTATCCGCTCGTCTGTGTTGCAGAGCTAACCTCTTCCCACGATGGCATGCGAAGCAGATTCCTCCCCCGCACGGCCTTAATCGGCACAGGGGCATCCGGTGTCGGCGTGCCATCCTGCGAGCATTCGCCATACGCGGTGAGCGTCAGCAGCGGGAGTTCCGCCGCGTCCTCGGTGGGAAGCTCGCGCAGACCCGATGCGGAGTCGGTCTGCTTGGCCTCGCTTTTAGTAGCGTAGGTCTCGGAGACGGTCTGCCGGAAGTTCGCGATCTCCGTGTTCAGGTTCGTCCCCGAGATGCGGATGGAGTCGGGGATGCCGTCGTTGTCGCTGTCGTAGTACTCCACGTATGCCGTGTCGTTGCCGATGCGCTGCGGGCGCGTGCTTGAAAAGTCGATGCTCTCGCCGAACTTCGTCACGAGGACGCTCTGCGCGTCGTACACATATGTGCCGTCGTTGGCTATCACCAGGAAGTAGCCGGACCCGGTTGGAACCACGTGCAGGCCAGCGGGAACCGTCCCGCCGTGGCCGTCGCTGTATGCGTCCATCATGGCGACATGGACTTGCAGCTCGTCCACGTCCGTCTCGAGCTGGTCTACCACGCCCTGAACCGTCGCTAGCGCCGTGACAGCGCCGTTCGCGGTCGTGGTGGCGTCGGTCGCCGCCTGCTTCGCCGTGGCTGCGTCCTGGGCGGCAGATGCCGCGTCGGCTTGGGCTTGCGTCGCCGCTGCTTTAGCATCCGCAGCGTCGCTCACGGCTCCCTGGGCCGCGCTCTTCGCGGTGGCGGCATCGGCTTTAGCCGCCGTCGCGTCGGCCTGGGCGCTCGCCGCCGCGATTCCAGCCGCGTCAGCCGCCTCGGCGGCAGCATCGGCCTTGTCGATTGCCACGAGCGCCTGGGCATCGTCGGTCGTTGGTGCCGTGATGTTGGCGAACACGACGATTTTGTGGTTGACCACGTGGGCTAGCACGCGGTCGCCGTGGTGAACGCCCACCATGCAGGTGCACGGCGCGTAATCCTCGCCGCCGTCGAGCATGACGGTCGGCGTGCCATGCGCGTCGAGCGCGATGGTGCCGTACTGGTCGCGGCTCGCCCTGGGCGCTTCCGGTGCCGCCTGCGCGCCCGTGAGCGCATTCGCCAGGTCGTTGAGGTTAATCGCCATCGTGCAGCGCCTCCTTGTATTCGATGTCGGTGTCAACCACTCCCCGCGTGGTCAGCTTCATCGATTGCCCGACGATGAGCGCGTCCACGCGGTAGCCCATGCGCGTGTAGTCCAGCCGCACGCACGCTCCGACTCTTGCCTGTGGCACGAACGCGTGCGAGAACGACGCGCTGTGCGTCGCGGTCGCCTGCTCCGCCATGAGCTTGTCGGCGTACGCGTCGATTTTGGCCTGCGTCACGGGCGCGTCGATTTCGGGGGATGTCTCGCGCTTGGCGTTGACGTATCCCCGCGCTTCGATTGCGTCCGCATCCTCGCGGGTGGCGGAGAGCGTGCCGTCGGCATCCGAGTAGATGACCTCCACGCGGTTCACGAGGTCGTAGTAGTCGGTGGACTCGTCCACGTCGGGCATGAGGATGCTCGGCAGCCCGTAGGCCGCATCGTCGAACGTCCACGCCGGGTTGAGCATCGCGGCATCCGGGTCGGCGGCGAACGACACGCAGCCGGTTCCATCGACCTCGACGTGCATCTGCGCTTTGGCTAGCACCGCCTCTAGGCAGTCGAGCCACGTGTCGCCATCGTCGGCTGTCCACGCGTCCATCGTGGCGGCGGCGGGTGCCGCGCTCACGGGTGCATGGCAGTTCGCGGCGACGATCGCGCGCGCCTGCTCGACCACGTTGCCCTGCGCCGTCCACCCGAGCGGCGGGTAGGCGCTGTCAAGCTCCACGAGCGGCGAGTAGCCCGCCGCCTCGTATTGCCACGCCTTGCCGTCCGTCGAGCGCTTCGGGGTCTGCATGCGCACGGTGACGAGCGCCACGCGGGCGGACTCGCGGCCCTGCGAGCAGACCATGTAGACGCGGTAGTAGCCGTCCACCAGCCGCTCGTAGGTCTTGACCTTCGCGCTGTAGCGCAGGCCGTCCGGCTCCCATGTAATCGAGCCGTCGGTCAGGTGCTGCACCAGCTCGCGCTCGCGCCAGTCATCGTCCACGCGCACCAGCTCGTACGTGCGGTGCATGCCGCGCCGCCAGTCGATGGCCATGCTAGACCGTCCTTCCGGTGTAGTCGCCCTCGACGCGCTTCACGTCGAGCGAGATGGACACGGGCTCCGCGCCGTCGAAGGTCAGCTGCGCGGTCACCCACGCCCAGAAGCCCAGCCCGGTTGGGTCGCGGTAGTAGGCGGCGGCGAGCGAGCCCTGGAGCCAGCGCAAGCGCCGCACGATTTCGGCATCGTCTGATGTGAGTACCACGCCATCGACCGACACCGTGCGCCCGAGCTGCGTGCCCGTGTAGAGCGTTGGGTCGGAATTACCGATGAACTCCACCAGCTCGCCGTCGGGGTCGTGCTTCTCGGTCACGGACAGGTTGTAGGGAATCTCGACGTAGCCCTGCGGGTCGAACTCGCCAGCCGCGTACGCCGCGTCGCTGTAGCTCTTCAGCCCATCGTCGAATTGCAGCACGACGGTATCGTGGTCAACGTCCACCGCCACGTCGTAGAAGCCCATGGAGCCGCTTGCCGTGGTCGCCGCGATGCGGTACCAGCACTCCCCGAAGTTCGGGTGCGGGTCGATGATTTCCACCGTTCCGTCGTTCGGCAGGTTGTCGGCGATGAGCAGCGGCTGGTTGTCGGAATCGAGCCGGTATACCGCGAGCGTCACGCCGTCGAGCAGCTCGCCGTCCTCGCCATCGCACCTCGGGAAGATGTGCGCCTCGAGGTCATCGTCCACGGGCGGTATGCTTGCGGTCGGCGTGGGTGCCGTGCCGTCCCAGGATGCCGTGAAGTCGTGGGCATCGTCGTCGGTCAGGCCGTGCGCGGATATCGCGGACAGCTCGGCGTGGTACGTGCAGCCGCTCACCAGCTCGGCGGTGGTCAGGTCGAGAGTGACGGCGACCGTGCGCGCGTCGAATTCCTCGTCCCCGGCTTGCAGGATGCCCTCGAACGCGAGAGCGCCAGCCGCGATTACCTCCTCGCTGCCATCGTCGGCGGTGGTCACGTGCGATTCTGCGGCGGTTATGACCAGGTGCCATAGGCGTACATCCGCGTCGGCGCTGAAGGTCAGCGCGAGCGGCAGGGTGGACGCGTCGCCGATTGCGAGCGTTACCGTGAGCGGCGCGTCGATGGACACAGCCGCAGACGTGCCCCACGGCGACCATGTGTCTATCGCGCCCTTCGTGCGCACGCGGAACGCCACGGTCTCGCATTGCGCGGTCACGGCGTACGCCACGGACGATGCGGAGGTCTCGCCGCTCGCCAGCGCCGCCCAGTCTCCGCCGTCAACGCTCACCTGCACCTCGTAGGCGGTCTGCGTCGAGCCGTCGGCGTTGTTGTACGTCCACGGCACGGTCACCGTCGAGCCGAGCGCCGCGTATGCTGGCAGCTCGCCGATGGTGGGCGCAGCTGGCGCGAGTCCCGCCGTGAACGCGACGATAGCCGACCATGCGCCGTCGCCGTCGCTCGACGTGCCGCGCACCGCGAAGTACCACGCTCCGCTGGCGATTGTCGCCGTGTAGGCCGTCGCGCCGTCCGTCGTGGCGCTGTACGCGCCTTCGGGCAGCTCGTCGAGCAGCAGGGTATCGCGGTCGCGCCCCCAGCGCAGCTCGTAGCCGTCGCCGGAATATCCCTCTTTCGTCCAAGATGCCGAGAACGAGGTCGCCGTGAGCGATGCCACGGCCAGCCCGCTCGGCGCGAGCGGCGGCGCTTGCCAGGTTTCGCTGAAGTTGGAAAAGTCGCTCCACGCTCCGGTCAGCGTGTTCTGCTGCCTTGCGTCCACGCGGTAGGCATGACCCGGCGACGCGAAGAACGCGTTCGCCACGGTCACCTCGCCAGCCGAATACGTGCCGAGAACCTTGCCCGTGTCGTGGGCTGCCCAGGCTCCATCGGTGTAGAGCTGGACTTCGACCACCAGCGCGTCACCCGGGTCGCTCGAGATGCCCACGTTCACGCCGAGCCCGGTGCCCGCAGACAGCACCGGCGTGCCGGGCGCTTCGGGCGTGACGGAGCCGGACGAGTCGGCGGTCGCGGCGGCTTCAGCGCCGTTGTACCACTTGACGCTGTACTCATGCTGAGTCCACTGCCAGTAGTACTTGCCCTTGTTCTCGCCGCTGGTGTACTTCTTCTTTTTCTTGCTCTGGTACCTTGTCACGTGGTCTTTGGCGACCGGCTTGACCGTGCACTTGACCGCGAGCGCCCCGTCAGGCACGCTGAAGGTCGATTGCTTCGTCGTGCCCGTGGAGCGGGTTTCCCCGATAATCCACTGCTTGCCGCCGGTTGTGTCGACCTGGTAGTCCCAGCGCGCGTCGTAGTGGTCGGTGTGGGCGTGGTGCGTGGCGTTCATGTTCCAGTTCGCCACGGCTTGCCCGGATGCCGCGCTGTAGACGACCGTAAGCCCCGTGACCTTAACGCCGTTCGTCGGCTTGTAGGTCGGCTTCGAGGTGCGTACGTTCTTCTTCTTGCCCTTGTTCTTAAGCGCCATTCACTGCCCCCTTTACGAGCGCCTGCGGCGCGTTATCTCGGCTTCCTCGACCAGCTCGCCGAGCAGCCTGTAGAGCGTGCTGTCGGGCGCGGCCTGGATGCCGTCGACGTAGATGTTCGTGGTGTTCCCGGCGTACTTGCCGTTGCTCTCGTCGAGCATTTCCGCGAGCCTGGACAGCGGCAGCACCGCCTCGGGGCCCGCCTCGCCCACGCCGTTGGCGAAGATGGTCGGCTCCGTGAAGATGCCGCCCTTCGCCCACCAGCTGACGCTCACGGTGGGCACGCTCTTGGTCTTGGGATTGAAGTCGCCGCTCATGCTGAAGTGCGGCAGCTGCACGCTGCCCTTCGTGACGTTGACCTTCACGTTCGTGGACTTCGGCAGGCCGTTGAGCTTCTGCCGGATTTGCCCGGCGGCGCTCGACGCGCTGTTCGCGGCCTTCGCCATGCTGGACGAGACGCTGCCCGCCATGCTGTTGTACGCCGACTGCACAGTGCTCGCGGCCGCCTTCAGCTGGTTCACGCCCGACAGGTCGGCCTTGACGCTGACCGTGGCGCTCTGGTTCATCTGCTTCGCCATCGCGCCCGTGTCCACGCTCGCGGCTGCGGTATCGCTGAGCTTCTTGCCGATCGCGGACGCATCCACCGAATTCGCGGCGGTGATGGCGTTCTCCACCATCGCCTTCGTCGGCTCGTCCATCGCGTTCTGGTCCACCGTGGTCTTCGCGGTGTCCGCCAGCTGCTTGCTGATGGGCTCGGCGTTCGCCGTGAGCGCCGCCGCGTCGATTGCGGCCTTGGTCTCGGCTGTCGCGGTGGTCTGGAACTGGCTCATGTCGAACCCGGACGCGAGCGTCGCGTTGAACTCGTCGGTCACGACCGAGCCATCGGCTGCCGCCGCCGCGCTGTCGGTCATCTGCTTCGCTGATTGCGCCGCCATGCCGTCGAGCTGCGGCTGACCGCCCGTGAAGCCCTGAACGAGGCCGTTTAGGAAGCCCTGCCCGGCCTGGAACATGAGGTCCACGCCCTGCATGAATATCTCGGGCAGGTGCGTCACGATGTAGCCCACCATCTCAGCGAGCTTGCCACCCACCTGGACGAGTGCCTGGGAGATGCCGTCGAAGAACAGCATCGCGCCGCCGAGCATCTGGCCTGCGCCCGATGCGATGCCCATGACCAGTTGCGGAATCATGGACACGAGCGTGGCGAGCACCTGCGGGATGGATTGCAGCAGGCCCATGACGATGCCCTGCGCCATCTGCAACGCGCCGTTCACGAGCGCGGGCGCGCCGTTCACGAGCGCAAAGGCGGCTTGCGACACGAGCGCGACCAGCGCGGCGACCACCTGCGGGGTCACGTCGGGCGCGGCACCCGCTATCTGGCTCATGGCGACGAGCGCGTTGTCGTACAGCACGGGGCCGTACGCGACGAGCGTCTGGCCGATGGACTGCACTATCTGAATCGCCACGGGTATGGCGTTCTGCGCCGCCGTCTGGATGCTCTCCACCAGCTTCTCGGTCATCGCGCCCATGTCGGCATCCCCGCGCCCGAGAGCGGTAAGCCAGTTCTCCCAAGCGGCCTGCATCATGGCTATCGACCCGGACACCGTGGACGCCGCCTCGTTGGCGGTCGTGTTGGTCACATTTTTGGCTTCCTGGATGATATGGATGCCCTCGATGATGTCGGCGAAATTATCCATCGAGAGCGTGCCGGGGTCGTAGCCCTCGAGTTTTTCGGCGTCGGACAGGAGCTTCTGCATCTCCTCCTGCGTGCCGCCGTAGCCGAGCTTCAGGTTGTCCAGCATGCCGAACTGGCCCTTCGCGAAGCCCTGGTAGGCGTTCTGGATGCTCGCCATGTCGGTGCCAAACGTGTTGGCGTTGTCCGACATGTCGCGCAGCGCCTCGTCGGCGTAGTTCGCGGCGGTCTTCGTGTCGCCGCCCAGCGACGTGATGAGCGACGCGCTGAAGCTGGTCACCTGGTCCATGTACTGGTTGGCGGACATGCCGGCCGTCTGGAACGCCTTGTCCGCGTTCGCCTTGACTATCGCCGCGGCATCCTCGCCGAACAGCTTGTCCACGCCGCCGGAGAGCTGCTGGTAGTCCGCGAAGCCGTTGAACGCCTGCGCGAACGTCTCGGACAGCTTGCCCACGGCATCGGTCGCCACGTTGGCCATGATGTTGCCGAGCGCGACCGCGCCGGCGCCCACCGCGCCCTTCATGCCGGACATCAGGCCCTTGCCGGACTTGCTGCCGTCGGCGGGGGTGGGCAGGCTGCCCTTGATTTTGTCTTTAAAATCCTTGTCTACCTTGGTGGACACCTCGACGTATGCGGTCGCGACTTTCGTGCCGCCGTCAGCCATCGTTGGCCCCCTTCCTCGGTCTTGCCAGCTCCTCCAGCAGCTCGTCGCGGCTCATGGCCACGGCTGCGAGCTTGCGCGTCTTGCCCTGCGTCATGGACTTCGGGCCTATCGGCTTGGGCGGCGCTCCGCGCTTCTTCGGGTCGGCCATGCCCCACTCGAAGTTGCGGAACTCGTTGAGCAGCGCCGCTTGCAGCACGCGCTCCCCCGTCCACCACATGTCCGGGTCGATGGCCACCCGCCAGCGGCAATCCTGGGGCAATTGCACGGAAAGGGCCGCGACGAACCCGGGTTCCATGCCCGAGCCCTCCGCGGCCCATAGGTTGATTCCGTACGTCTCCATCAGGTCTGCCGCAAGCTCGTCCGGGTATTCGGCGAGCAGCTGCGGGAGGATGGCTAGTTTTTTGGCGTGGCCTCCTGGACGGCATCGCCCATGAACTCGTATATTGCATTCACGTCGTCGGTGCCGAGCGCCGCCGCCACCTCGTCGGCGTTGACCACCACGCGGTCGTAGTAATCGACGACCTCGAAGAAGCGGTCGGTGTCGGACAGCGACGTGTCGCGCATGCGCCGCATGTGGTGCACGCCGTCCCACGTCTTGGAATAGGACGTGTCCACCTTGACCTCGATGCCGTCCTTCACGACGGTCACGATCGGGTCCTGCTCTGCCTTCCTGGATGCCATGCTGCTGTCTCCTTAAATCTAGGCGGTGAAAACCACGTACTCGGTCATGGTCGTGCCATCGACCGCAAGGCAGTTGAACGTGCACTCGCGGCCCGCGAAGTCCTGGCCGTTGCCGTTCTGCTCGCCGCGCTCGGTGAGCTGCGCCTGGCAGGTGTAGCGGACGACCGCGCCCTCGAACGGGACGGCCTCGATGACCAGGTGCACGGGGGCCATGGAACGTCCGTGGTGGCGGATGGTGAGGTTGCCCGTGGTCTGTGCCACGTCAACGGAGTCCTCGCCCCACAGGAGCTTCGCGACTTCCTCGTTGCACTCGACCGGGGTGAACACGACCTGCTCGGTGAACTCCGTGCGGGTGTTGCGCACCTCGACGTGCCCCTCCCAGACGCGCAGGGAGTTGTTGGACGCGTCCTCCGAGATGGTGATGCCGTCGTCGGACGTGAAGCCCAGGCACTTGTAATCCTGGGCGAGCGCGGTCGTGCCGTCGGTCGGCAGCGCCACGGTGGTCGGCGCGGCGTAGATTGCGCCCGTTACCGCGCCTTCGAGCACGGCCACGCGGGCGGCGTTGGGGGTTGCCATAATCGGCCTCCTATCTGTCTGTGGTTAGATTGCGAGCTGCGCGCTCGCGTCCAGGACGAGCTGCTGGCACGGCGTGCCGGTGAACTCGTCGGGAATCGGGTACGGCCCGGTGATTCCGGTGAATGCGTGGATGCCCGTGGGCTTGCGCCCGAGCGCGGCGGCGTTGCGGATTTCAAGCGCCATCTCCTCGGCGCGGGCGTATGTCCCAGCCCACGTGCGGATGGCGAACGTCGGGTGGTCCACCTTGCCGTCCACCATGCCGCCCGTGCGCTCCACGGTCACGAACTCGGCGGGGGCTTCGGCGGGCACGACGGTCGATGCGCGGTAGCCTTGCGCGGACAGCCACACGATGACCGACTCAAGTGCGCTGTATGCCATGTCAGCCCCTCGCTTTCAGCAATGTGTTGTTGAGCGCGTTGTCCTTCATTGCCGCGTAGTTCGCCGTGTAGGCGATTCCCACGGGCGTGTGCGTCATGTCGCGCACGTCGGACAGGTAGCTCGGCTGCGTATTGCCGACAGCCGGCGACTTGTGGTCGCGGTGGTAGAGCTCGGTGCGGAACGACGCGCCCAGCATGTAGGCATTCATCGCTATGCGCCCCGCCGCATTGCCCACTTCCTCGCGTACTTGCGGCAACTTGACCAACTTTGCGATGTTCCTGTCGTCCCACACGACCTTCGTGCTAGCCATCTGCCGCCTCCAGGTTCACGGGCATGTGCCACCTCGTCGGCGTGTTCGCGTCCATGTACGGGCGCGGGTCGCCCTTCACGCGGTAGCCCCTGCCGTCGTTGTCCCACGGCTCGGGCAGCACGACCGTGCAGCCGCGCAGCGAAGCCGTGAAGCCCTTCGGGAAGTGCAGCGTGTAGGCCAGGACGTAGCCCTCGGCTCGCGCCGCCTCCATGTCGTCCGTGGTCGGCGCTGTGATTAGCACGTCGTCCACCGTCGTGTTGGTCGGCTCGCCGGGCACGTTGTTACCCAGCCTGTCCACGGTGGGCGCGCCCGGGGTGATGACCGTGACGGTCGCGCCGCTAATCATCGTGTCCCCCGAGCGGTGCCCAGCCCACGCGCGAGCCGCCCAGCCCGAGCATTGACAGCTCGGACGGCAGCAGCTTGGGCAGGCCGTAGGTGTTTGGCATGGAGAACGTCTGCTGGTACGGGCCAGCCGTCACGCTCATTTGCGTAACGCCCACCGGGATGTCGGAGCCGCTGGGGAGTATGCGGTTCGCGACCGAGCGGCAGACGCGCATCAGGCGGTCGGCGAAGTCCTCGGAGGGGTCGCTGTAGTCCACGCCCCTGTCCTCCAGCTTCGCCACGATTGCCGACGTGGCGTCCATCAGGCACTCCTCCAGCATCTCGTCGCTGGCGGTGCGCCCCGGATACCGGGCGTCGTACTCCGCTATGGTCGCGAACGCGCTCATGTCCTACTCCTTCGGTTTCGCGGCTCGCTTCCGCGGTGCCGCCTTGGGTTCTGTCTTGGGTTTCGCCTCGGCGCGTGAGTAGCCAAGCCCCAGAAGCCTGTCCACCTGGTCCTGCGGAACATTGACCTCCACGCCGTTCGGCGCTACGAGCGCAACCATGGCTAGGCCGTCAGGCGCACGAAGGTGTTCGCGTCGCGCACCATGAATGCGAGCTCGATTTCGAAGCGCACGGCGAACATGTTGCGCTGCCAGAG